CAGACGATTTAAAGAGTGGATATTCGTAACAGGGGGATGTCGAAAATCAGAGATATCGAACCCTATACGGTGTGCACTCCGAGAACTGGAAGAAGAGACTCGCGGAGTTATAAATCTAAAACGATGCAAGTACTCGTACTTCAAGTTCCGTGTGTTTGACCATGATGGTACTACGCCTCTCGTGTACCATGTATATATAATAATTTTTGATATAAATAGAATTTTACAAAGGAATATAATCAGGGAATTTTACACAGAGAAAATAAAGATGGACGAAAAGAAGAAGAACAAAGAATCCATAAAGAGAACATATGATGAAAACGACATGATTAATTTCGAGACCCTTGACGAATTTAACAAAAAACCGAGGTGGTCACTTATAGTTGACAATATTATAAACAACCCTGATTTTTACATCAGTTTGACCTCGTCAAATTATACTTATTTTTAATATTTTTTTAAATATTAAAATGAAACGCAAAGAGATTATCATAAACGCAATTTGTGAAATGTCAGACGACTATGACGAAGATACATTATCAAAATTGGAATACATAGAGCTGCTCGAAATTAAAATAAATTTGGAGAAAGAAAAACAGCAGGACCACACATTTTCATCGAGAATAACTGCTATAATGTAAATGGAAGTTAAACAATTAGGTACAATTATATTTACTTATTTATATGTTTATTCAAGAGTGCCACAAGCTTGGTTTTGCGAGTGGAGATGGAAAGCCGATTACCCATGTTCTCATGGATGGAGGCATTCTATCGGTACCATTTTCGAAACTGGAAAGTTTTTACGCTCTCTGCATTAAACATATAAATAATTTCGAAAAGATATTCGTTGTCGAGCAGAAAACAGACTTTTTTAATTTTTTTGTCGATATTGACTACCAGAATGCGGAGGCGCTCACGATGCACGAAATTGTGGCAATATCAAAAATCATAATAGACAAAGTATCTACAATATACACGTGTAAATGTATTGTAAGTATTGCCGAGCCAAAACCAAAAGGAGACAAGATTAAAACGGGGATTCACATCAACTGGCCAGGGCTTGTCGTTGACCGAAGAAACGCGGTTGCGCTCATGCACTGCATAATCGCGACCCTGAACACGGTCTACTCATCAGAAGACTGGAACACCATCATCGACTCTTCAGTGTACGGGAGCACGGACACGAACACGCGTGGCAGCGGGTTCCGCATGCCGTGGTCGCACAAAAAAGGAAAGCACGACTACTGTGGCGGAAAAGGATGTGTCGTGTGCAACGGGTCCGGTAAAATCGTCGAGTCCGAGTACCTACCCGTTTTTGTGTGCGAACACGGAAACCTGACCGAACTCGATGACCAGACCCCGACGGTCGATATGCTCAGGGCTGTCGCCGTCCGCACCCGGGAAACTGCTTCCGTCATAGAACTGACCGAGCCGGTGATGTCCTCGTCGTCCGCAAAAAAAGAAGGCAATTTTACTAAAAATCAGTCGCGAGAAGAGTTTTACGATTTGGAAACGGCAGCCCTTTTAGAAACGTATATTCGCAGGTACATGTCAGGCCAGGAACACGCCAGAATACAGAAAATTTTTATTGGCACAAACAACTATTTTGTCAAAACAAATTCTAAATACTGTGAAAATCTGGGAAGGTCGCACGGGTCTAATCACGTGTGGTTTCTTATAAACAAAGACGCGACCATCTCCCAGAAATGTTTCTGCATGTGCATAACAACAGAAGGTAGGCGAACAGGCCTGTGTAAAAATTTCGAGGGCCGAAAATATCAATTGTCGAAAAAAATAGCCGGACTTTTATTTCCAAGCAAGATATTAACTAATAATATCAAATGCTCATACTCGTCGTGATGGCTATTTTCTTCTTGCTTGTTGTATTTTCTCCAAAAATTACATTAATAAGTTCAGAAGACGAAGAGATTGCCCGGATTAAAACAGACCTACACAAGTATTCAGGTCTTAATCCTGATATATACATGGAATTTATCAACACCGTTGAACTCATGGAGAAATCTATATACAGTGACACTGATTTAGCATCATACTATTTGTATAAATCGATAGACAGCGCGCAGAATATAGCATTGTACGCAACCGGTATCAATACGTACGTGATAGATGACATAAACAGGCTCACCATCGAACTCGGGGTCAGGGGCGAGAAGCTCATTCTTGACCAGGCGTTACTAAAAGGCGACAGATTCAGACCAACATACTTAAACAATTTGCATGAAATATAAAATAAAAAACATGGCGGTCGTAGAGCAGGAAATTGTTTGCGTAACGCGGTCTGGCCGGGTTGTTAAAAAGCCTATTCGGTACGAGCCACAAGAAGAAGTGTGCGACGACTATGACGACGAGTCCGGGTCTGATTTGGATTCAGACTCAGACGGGGAAAGCCTGCACTCTGGGTCAGATGACGAATCAGAGACCGCCACGGACGACGACGACGCTGGAAGTCTTGTCGATTTTGTGAAAGATGACGACGATGAAAGCGAAGAGGAGGAGGATGAAAAAACAATGGAGTGCGATTAAATACTTAAAAAGTTAATGTAACTTATAAGTTAAAAAAAAAGATGGAAACCGATATCAGTCCTATAATTGACGATATGAACTTGAATCCCCCTCACCTTATTCGTGATGTGGACAGGGATGACAATGACCAGCAGCAGGATTTTATATATTACCAGCAGCCTCAGCCTCAGTCGCAGACTCAGCCACCCCAATTTCAGACTTTTCAAGGTAAGAAGGATTTATTTTCAGACCTTGACAAGACGGCGTATATAGTTATCTTTGTAGCTTTTATTCTTGGATTCTTTATGGGAAAAACAATGCAACCGGTAATTCTGAGACACGGTTAAATATCATGAAGCAAAATATTTTTTGAACTTTCTTTTGAATTTATATCCTCTGACCAGTCTATCCCTTCGCTTGTCGACCATGCCCCAGACTGCTCGTAAAAATATGCGTGTGATATATTGGTCGGGTCCTTTTCAAGGTCGGCCATTAATTCCGAAACCGGTACATTTTTCGATTCACTTACTTTATACAATTGCTTGATTGTATAAATTAAAAATCCCACAAACGCAATAAGCACCAAATTGAGTGTAATTAACAATATTCCCATTTATAACTAACCCTTTTTATTTTTATTTTTCACGACTTTCCTGTTTGGCCTTAATTTCCTCGGCGACAAGCCGGTCGGCCTCCTTGACAAGCTCTTCAATGGGCGCATCTGGAGATTCGAGCTGGAGGCGTTCCAAAATATCAGCCGGGTGACTGACAGGCGGCTCGTCTGGCTTCGAGTAAAACTTCGAGTTTTCGTCGCCGGGCTTGATATACGCCATGGTATCGCTAGGCGCTTTGGCAGCCATCATGTCCCGCTTTCGCTCCTCGAACATCTTGGCCGCGGCTGTCTGGTTCTCTCGGTACCCTGACATAATTTCACCCAGCTTATCGTTTGAATAGTGAACGTCGTCAATTTTTGTTGGGTCCGGGGGAATGAGAAGCCACTTGTACATGTCAACGACGTAGATATCGAATGTCGTGTCTTCCTTTTGCAGACGTTTGGCGTGGTTTGAAGCCTCGTCACGCGTTGCAAAACACCCGCGAATCTTGATTCCAAACTTGTCGCATTTCTGAGGGGCCTCCGGCCCTACAACAGAGAGGCACGCGTACAGCTGGCCGGGGACAACGGTGTAATCCTGCTCGAATGATGACATTTTATATATATTCTTATTTTACTCATTTTGACTTTAAGCTACTTAAACATCTGAGGCGTTATGTATATTAAAAATGGACCTCATTCGTAAACTGCACAATGACGCGAAGCGAGACCTCATCCAACGCGCGGTACGTAACGGGCAGCGCGCGTTGGATGTTGGATGTGGGTTCGGGGGTGACATTCACAAGTGGGTAAAAGTGAATGCCCACGTGGACATGTGTGACCCAAACGAGCAGTCTGTCAAAGAGGCCCGGGTTCGAATAAAAGAAATGGGCTCTAAAATCAGGGTTATCATAGGTGATATCCGCGCATGTCAGAACATAAAATACGATGTCATTTGCTACAACTTTTCGCTTCAGTACATATTTGAAAACGAGAAACTTTTTTTTGAAAGTATTAAAAATATTAAAAAAAGACTGAAAATTGGCGGCAAATTAATCGGGTGCATCCCGGACTCCGAAAAAATCTTGATGATACAAGGTGCGCATTTTAAGGATGAAATTGGAAACTATTTTGTGCGGTCGACCCACACGACGGGCTTTGGCAGGTTTGGCGAAAAACTGCAGGTTTATTTGGCAGACACGCCATACTATGCATCAGGCCCAAAACCGGAACCGATTGCGTACCGCGATACGCTCATAACCCACCTTGAAAATATGGGTATCATGCTGGACGTGTGGGAACCGCTCATAGACGGTGAGTGCCCAAAAATTTCAAAATTATATAGTAAATTTATATTTACACATATTAAATAAATGAAATTCTTAATAACACTTTTACTTTTGCTTTTAACAATATATGTCATAGCATTCAGAACCAGTCAGCCTTCTCAGATAAAAATCGTGAAAGAGAAATACCAAGGGCTGCGCGAGTACATAAAAAACAACAGGCATTCTATAGAACCTAAATTTTACATTCTAGAGAATGAGATTTTGATATCTGGTTTCTCAAACGACAAGTGGTTTCCGAGCGACAGTGTCGGGTACAATGTCAACAAAGGGTACGAGATAGGGCTGTGCATAAACGGCGAGCCAAACTCGATGTTCCACGTTCTCTTGCATGAACTGGCACACTCGGTGACGACCGCTTACTCACACGACGACGATTTTTGGCTAAATTATAAAAAACTCAGGGCGATATGCGAGAAAGCCGGTCTTTATACCCCAATCACAAAAAAAACTCAATTTTGTGGTAAAAGTATAGGCGAGGCTTGAAAAAAAAAATATATTTTATTAAATTATAAATTAAAAAAAAAATATGGCATCACCTGGAAATTTTGCGCCCGCTTTGTATTGGACACTCATGATGTCAATTCCGATGATAGCTATAATGACTAAAAATGCGAACAATCGTATTGCTATATTAATGGCACTTTACCCATTTGCGCTGTATAGGTTCAAGAATTCTAATTTTGCAGTTATAGACCAGAATTTGCTTCTGTTCGCTGTGGTTATTACGTGCGGCCTGTCCCTATTCGTGAACGCCGTCAGTAAAAACGTGTATCGTTCAGCTATTGAGTCAAGAGACGAAAAAACGACTAAAAATACATACGGTGTATACGGTGGCGCACTTGGCACGTTCTTGTTTGTATTTATTGCGTATTCACTTTTTAAGAATTATAGGCCCGGCGGTTCTTCTAATAATATGCGTATACCGACTGCTAATTCTTAAGCACGACCCGTTTTCCGAAATAAAATACGATAGCCGCAATCAAGCCGGTCACGGCAATACCGGCCGCGCTGCGGTTCCCTGATTCTGTCACAAATTGAGGAACAAATGTCGTCAGCTTGTCCTGAACCGGACCCGAAAATGCAATGACCGCACACACGCCAGCAAACAGGGCCTGCATCTGCTCGTCGGTCAGGTTTCCTGGATTTGCAGATTTGGCTTGAGGAAGGGCGGCGGCGGCCGCCGGCTGTTGGGGTATCATTTGCTGCTGCATCTGCATCTGCGCCTGCTGAGGATACTGCTGAAACATGCGCGGGTCTTGCTGTTCCATCATATCGTTTCCTGACATGATATCGGAGATTGGCGTAGAGTCCATTTCTTGTTGTTGTTTAGTACTAGTATCTATTTTTTTTTCTTCGCTCATAATTGTCGCAGAGTAAATCAGATTTTTAGATGGCGCATCGGGCTGGCGCTCAATTTTTTGCGGAGGAGCCGATGGTGGCACAAGACTGGTCATTCCGCCGTCGGAATCCGACAAGTTCATAGTAACAACTGAGTTCATTTTTACTATGAAGTTTAGGTTTTTTGGGAATCGTAATACACGCAGTTTTTTTTTACCTTGATTTTTTAGTTATTGTCAGTTTTTGGGACGTGCGTTTGGCCGCCGCCTTGTTCGGGTCATTCTTGACCGCATTTGCGCTGTCGTATTTTGGGTCATAGTGCTGTTTGTGGTACTGCCACAGCTGCGGGGACCCTATTCTGAAGTTTTTATGCATGTCAGCCTTGTACCAGAACACACAGTCTTCGATTCTGTTGCTTTTTGATGTATTGTCAAGAACCAGGCACTCGTAGTTTTCCGTACACGAGTTCATGACCTGGTTGAACATGTCAAGGGTTGGAAAAATTCCAAAAAAGTTTTTGTACAATTTCTCTCTGTTCTGAACTATATTTTCACGGAGAATAAACACGTAGTCTATATTTGCACGCAAATCTGGGGACAGGTCCATGCAGTACTGCATAGTGAGCATGAAAAATATTTTCCAGTGCCGTCCATTCATGAAACATTTTCTGATACATATATCTTTCATGAATTTTTTGTCATACATACAATCATCAAGCAAGATGAATGCGGGACTCGCTTTGTTCGTGTTTACGACCTTGCGCTGACGCTCGAGGACTCTCTCAATTGCATCTTTGTCGTAATCTCCGTAAATAAAAAGGTCTGGAATAAACTGCTGGTAGTGGTGATTGCCTTCCTCGGTGGCCGACATTACAATTCCTGCGGGTATGTGCTTTTTGTGGTACAGAATATCTGTGACTAGGGTTGATTTTCCTGTATTTCGTTTGCCTACAAACACACACACTTTGTCATCGGCCATAGTTTTCGGATTAAATTTTTTAAGTTGAAGATTCATCGTCTTTCTATAAGAAATATAATTTGGTTTTAATTACATAAAAAAAACGTGGTTTATATATATAA